CTCGCCACAATCCGGAATGCGCTTACATGAAAGGCGGATACTGCACCATGACCCCTGCACAGGACGCAACGGCGCTGATCGAGCGGGCCGACAAGTATTTTGGCAACGGCAGTCCGATGCACGAATATCCCGCCGAGATTTTGCGGGACATGACAAACTATCTGCGCAGCGCCGCGCCCCAGACGCCAGATGCGGTGCGGGAGGATTTGATCCGTAAGGCGGGAGGTCAATCGGTTGACGCAATGTCGGCAGCCAATGCCGGGTGTTCCACGTTTCAGGAACCTGCCCTCTCCACCCCCTCCGCATCCGCAGGCCCGCAAGATCGTTCCCCCATGCTGCCGTTCACGCAATGCGCACAATGTTGGCAACCGGCCACATGTAAAAAATATGGCTGTCGCAGCCGATCCGCCGGCCCGCAAGCAGAGGCGGTGGCGTGGCGCTGTAGCTGGAATAGCGAGCGTGATTGGAATTATGCCGAGAAGCCATGCTCGCATGATGACCATGTGCGCGAAGAACCGGGCTTTGAGGAACACCCCCTCTACGCCCACCCCCAACCGCAGCAGGCGGACACCATAGCGTGGCTCTGCGAATACGACGGGCACACCGACGCAACGACTGATCCCGACACGGTTCGCATTTGGCGCGAAACGCTGGGCCGAAAGATCACGCCACTCGGACCGCAGCAGGCAGAGGGACGCGACGGCGAGATAAACCATTACGAAACTACCTCAGCCGGTGTGATCGACTGGAAAATGGAGGCCGAACGGGCCAACAGGTTGCTTGCCTCGGCGGACGGACGCGGGACGGTGATTGAGGATGTACGCAAAAAGGCCGCCGAGGCCATTCGCACGTTCTGCAAGAGCTTGGGCGCGCACACGGTATCAATTTCATCGGACGGCATTGAGCGCATCTATTACCCCGGCCTGTCACTTGATGCTATTGCGGCGGCGGTCGCTCTAGCCCTTTCCCAAGCGCCCGCAACGGATAAAGCAAAATGATTAAAGGCGAAATGCTTTCTAAAATGATTTCGCTGGCGACAAAACGCCACGCCGGACAATTCGACAAAGGCGGCAGTCCGTACATTCTGCATCCGCTTACGGTCATGCACAGGCTGCGTACTGACGACGAAGAGCTGCAGTGCATCGCTGTCGGGCATGATTTGTTGGAAGATACTTCGGTTACAATTGCCGACTTATGGGGATTGGGTTTCAGTAATCGTGTCATAAGCGGAATCGTGTGTCTTACCAAGAACGCGAGCTATGATTATCGCTTGCAGGTTAAGCGCAACCCCGACGCCATCCGTGTGAAGATGGAAGACCTTCGGCACAACAGCGACATTCGACGGCTCAAAGGTGTGACGGAAAAGGATATTGCGCGGATGGTGCGGTATCACGAATTTTATACAGAGTTGAAGGCGTTGGTATGAGGTTCTTAGTCAGAGTCGCACGAGCGGAAAACCGCGATCTTCCAAGGCTGTCTGAAGTCTTGAATGATTGTCCGGAAGGATATCGATTGCACTCCGTTGTGCCTCATGCCAGCGGAGGCGGGTACACTGTACACTTCAACGTTATATTCGAGTCCACCGCTGCGCTAACAGCGCCCGTCCGTTGCATCCCGCGTAACTTGCCGGATTGGAAACAGGACCAATCCGAAACGTCCCGATTGCCGCCGCAGTGAGACCCCGGCCGGAAGACGTCTCGCCGGTTGGTGCTTGTCGTGTTTGCAAACGCAGACACGACAATATAGGCCATCAGATTAGCCAATCGCATCCCATAAAGTGGTATTGCCGGAATTGTTCGAAGCTCATTAACGAGGCCGCAGCGTTGTCCAAAAAGCAATTTGATATCTACGAGACAGCGGCATTGCAGGCGGGTGGTGAAGCTGCAGGCGCGTATCTCGATAGCATCAACACCACCGATCTTGCGGAGTTGGATCAAGCAGCGTTCCTGTGCTTCTTCGCGAAGTTCATGGGCGGGTACGAAGACAAGATGAAATCTGTTTTTGAGGGGATGGTGGAATGAACTGGCTATTTCGTTTTCTGAATACCGAACCTGCCTTAGACGCCATCGAAGACATGACAGGCCGTGGTCTCGGCATGGATTATTGGCTTTCGGCTCTTGGCGTGAATGATGAATTTCCTAGAGTTGGGGACGTTGTAGCGAAGCTGGATAGTTGCGGCATGGGTGTGTCTGTTCGACGTGACACACGATTTCGAGTTACGGAAACAAAAACCCCGTACGCAACTTCTTTCATCGGAACAGACCGCGACGGCAATAGAAAGGTATTGCACACTCACAACCTGCGACGTCACACCGGCATTCGCCGCTTTTGGATTCTGCAATCATGACCGGATACCTAGCCGGTCTTCGCCAAGGCGTTCGCGATGCCTCGCCGCTTGAACTTACAGACGAACAGGCAGACGCGACGATTAACGCGATGCCTAACACGATCTTGATTAGCTGGATTGATGCGATCGACGAACAGTGTTTGAAGGGGTTTTAAGATGGAACGTCAGAGATTGGTTGACGGATTTGGATTCGAATATCACGGACACCCAAAGTCGCTAGACGGCAAATGGTACTACGAGAATAGAGGAATTCGTTACGCTCTATTCCCAATACCGGCGCAAGACGAATTCCGCGAGCACGTTGAAGAGGAAATTCGGAAGGTGGTTTTGTGAAGTTTGAAAAGTGGGACGGCAGGTTTATAGAGTTGGCCGCGCTTGCAGCGTCATGGTCGAAAGACCCAAGCACACAAACAGGCGCTGTAATTGTACGGCCGGATAGGACGGTCGCAAGCGTTGGCTACAATGGATTCGCTCGTGGTTGTGACGATAGCGAAAGTCTGTACGCAAATCGAAAATTAAAATATTCGAGAATAATCCATTGTGAAATGAACGCGGTATTGTCGGCGCGTGAAGCGATGCACGGTTACACGCTCTACACGTTTCCGTTTATGTCGTGTGATCGTTGTGCAGCTCATATGGTTCAAGCCGGTATAAAGAGAACGGTAGCGCCGTGTTGCCCCGATCATCTTAAAGAGCGTTGGGAAACAACATTGAATGATGCTCGTGGTATCTATCGCGAGTCCGGCGTGGAGTGCGTCGAAGTATGACAGACAAAGAGTGGTCAGGCGAATTCACCGCGAAGGAATTCTTAGCGAGGGCTGAAGAGCACGAGCGAGCCGCAGAAACAGGCTTGAGGATTGGCCCGAACATCAAATACGTCCGTACCTATCAGGCTTGTGCTGCGGCGTTTCGTATCGCTGCGGCTGCTATGGAGTCAACTTGACCTCACCCTTCACGTCGACCGCTTCTCGCCTTATCGACAACGGCTATTCCGTAATCCCCGTGTTCCCCGGCCGGAAGGTGCCGGGAAGCTACAGCATGAAGGAATGGTGGTGTACCAGCGAGTGGCAGCGTTGGTGCGATCGTCTGCCGACTGAGATTGAGTTGGAGATTTGGGATACTTGGCCCGATGCTGGAATCTGTGTGCCGCTCAGTCACAGCCTTAAGGTAATCGATATTGATACGGATGACCCGGCTATGATGGCCGCCGTTCAAGCCGTATTGCCGGATAGCGAGGTAAAGAAACGTGGCGCTAAGGGATTCTCCGCTTTCTATCGAGGAAGCCCGGCTATCGTATCTGCACCATTCAGTGTTGGAAAGACACGCGTGGTTGATTTGCTGGCTTACGGCAGGCAGACGGTGTTACCCCCGACGATCCATCCCGACACTGGCCAACCGTACCATTGGCTTGGCAGTGAGACGCTTGAGAGCGTTTCTATCGACAGCCTTCCGCTACTCCCTGATAACATTGCGGAGCTACTGGCGGCTGCGTTAGAGCCGTTTGGTTACGAGCCACAGGAAGAGCACCACCGCCTTATGGCCGGTGAGGGCGAAACCTACTGGCGCAAGGTGAATGATACCGCGCTGATGAACCTGTCGCGTTGGGTGCCTGATTTGCGTCTTCGCGGCACCAAGAAGCACGGTCAAGGCTACCGTGCCGTTGCGGACTGGCGACCTGAAATCAATTCGAATGCTCGCGGCGAAGCGTTGTCGTTTCATCCTAACGGGATAACGGATTGGGGCACGAGCGAAAACTACACGCCTATCAGCCTCGTGATGCAGGCCAACACATGCGATATGTACACGGCCACAGCGTGGCTCGTGAAGCAGCTCGGCATGGAAGAGGAAGAGGAAAAAGATGGCTTCGACGTTGCGGGATTTATCGCCAGAGCAATGGCAAAGGCGGAACGCGTATCTAGCCCGCTCGTTGCCCCACAACCGGCAGAGTATGTTGAGCCTGTCACTGATGCGGCTTTCGATACAATCAGAGCACCACGCGGAAAAGTCGACCCTTTCTATCTGCCCAATCAGGGTGGACTAATCGAGGCTGTATCCGAATGGATTTTGGAAACCTCTCGTGCGCCGGTTCCGGAATTTGCGACCATTGCCGCGATTACATTTCTAGCGGCCTTCTTCGGCAGAAGGTATGTCACACCAACAGAACTTGGCTTAAATATCTATATGATAGGGATAGCGGGTCCGGGTTTCGGCAAAGACCATCCGCGCCGCGCAATCGAAATGCTTGGGCACAGTTCGGGGATGGCTCATTTAATCGGGCCAAACGACGTCACAAGCGATAGCGCGATAGAAAAGGTTGTTCGTCGCAGGCCGTGTTTTGTCATGCCGTTTGACGAAGTCGGCGTTCTCTTTCAGAGCATGGGCGGTAAGAATGCAGCAAGTTGGGCGCGTTCAATTCGGAAGAGTCTTTTGGAGCTTTATTCCAAATCCACCGCTGTATGGACCGGAAAAGAGAAGGCAGACGAAAAACAGGACTCTAGCGGCGACCCGGTGTGGTTTCCAACCGTGTCAATGTTGGGCATGTCAACCCCGACAGAGTTTTATGCGGGGATCACCGAGTCCAACTTCGGTGACGGATTCATGGCTCGCCTTACGATTATAGAAGCAAAGAACCAACCGAAGCGACAGAACGGCAAGAGCCTGCTTAAGACTCCTACGTTGCTCGTTGAGCGGCTGAAGAAAGATTATCTTGCAGCACCATCAAAAGGAAATCTTGCCGCAACAGCTTCGCGCGACTCGAAGCAAAAGCCGATCATGCACCAATGCGAATGGGGCGAAGGTGCGGAACAGCGCTGGAAAGAATACGAACAATGGCAAATCGACTATATGTTTGACAAGCCAGAGTACGAAGGCATCGTTGGCAGAACGGCAGAACAGACGCTTAAGATTGCGACGGTGCGAGCGATCGGCCGGAATCCGTCCAAGCCGATCGTAGAGCTAGAAGACGTCGAATACGGCTATGCGATCGTGCAACGATCAATCGACATGATCGATGATGGCGTACGAAAGCATATGAGCAGTTCGGAGTTTGAGACGCTTCACAAACTGATATTGAGTCACGTTGAAGCAGCGGGTAACGACGGTGTCGCGTTCTCTGTACTCAGGCGCAAAAAGGGTATCGCTGCAGCCAAGAATCAGGACTTTGACGGAGCGGTAAAATACCTAATGAGTACGGAGCAACTTGAAGCCAAGTTGACCACTCCAAAGGTAGGCAGGCCAAGCACCCGATATGTTGCAAAGAATAGTTTATTGCAAAACGTTGGCACGGTCGAAGAGGCGGCTTAGGGAGTTTATTGTTTGCAATAAAGTAGGTTTATTGCAACTCGAAAATTCAAGTTAGCCTAGAGACTCAGTGCTTATAATTTATTGTAACAATAAAGGGGGGGTATATTTAAACCCTAAAAAGGAATGATCCAAAATCGGGGGGAGAGAGTACCCCACAAAAAACAAATAAAACCCCGCAAGCTCTTCGCCACCCCCAAACCCAAGACCAAAAAGGAACGGCCGGAATGGCGACTGCAAGCCGCCGTCGTCTCTGACTTTCACCGGCTACAGGATGGCGGGTTAGAATTCGAATTCGCAGGCGACATGAACGCCGGAAAACGGAACGGTTCACGAGCCAAGCTAACCGGGTTGAAGGCGGGTGAAACCGATCTTCGTTTGTACCTATCTCGTGCTCGATTGAAAATGATTGAGCTGAAGACGGCAACCGGTGTCTTGAGCCAAGTTCAAAAGGATAGACACGCTGCGTTGAGAGCATTGGGTTTTGAAATCGAGGTTGTGTACGCGAAGACGCCTGAAGATGCGGTAGCGCAATGCGGAAAGCTGCTGAAGGATTGGATTGTTGAAGGGGAGACGATGCAGTGAAAGTCATAGAGCTGATAGGAAAACTTATGCTGTTCAATCCTGAAGAAGAGGTTGTAGCAGGAGAACACGACATTCGTGATGTTGTTCTAGTCGACGAAGATAGGCAGTCTATGTTTGGTAAACTTGGGGATACATATCACGTACGATGGGTTGAAATAGCATGACCGCGATAGCAAACCGCAAGACAGGCATCAACATGGGTTTACAAGCTGCGGCGGATATCGCCATCAGCTTTGTTGGAAAGGAACTGCCTGAAGAACACGCCAAACTTATTGCAGCGAAAATATTGGAGTCTAAGATTTGACACCACAAGAGAGAGCGAGAGCCATTATAGAAGAAATTGACCAAGCGTTCTACGGAGAGCGTGAAAGAATAATTTCTGCAGCTATCGTTGATGCGATCAACGAGGCATTGGAGCGAGCCGCTTTAATAGCGCAAGACCTAACAGACCCGGTCATGCACGCCGAAAATATTCGCGCTCTGAAACATCAGGAGTCGACTTGACCACCACCGAACTACCCAAAGTCAAAAAGCAAAAGCCCTACCAGCGCCGCAACGTGCCTGACGTCGACATTGCAACACCGGAACGGCTAGCGATGGGTGAGTCCACTGTCGGCGAGGACGGAGCACGCCAATTCCAAGACGAACTGCTGGTACGCATGGCAGGGAAGGGCCAGCTTTGGCCGGGTGGCGAAGCCAACGCTGCGCTATTGGCTGCAGGAACCAAATACTACGAGGATTGGTACAATTCCGGCATGGGCGGCCTTCAGGCGATCGACTACGGCAAGGTCTCAGGCGGGCAGGGCGGTTCTGGTAGTTCCATGCCGCCTAGCCGGATGGCTGCACAGTCGAGGGCCAACTACCGGGCTGCACGAGCTGCGTTGCCAGCCAAGTACAGAAAGCCGCTGGAGAGCGTTCTCCTAGAAGGCCAGTCTGACCTAGTGGCTGTCGGGAAAGCCGCCACAGGCGCTGCCAGCCCGCATACGGCCCGCGCTGTGGCAATCGAGCGGTTTACGGCTGGTTTGTACCTCTTGGCCAAGCATTACGTGCTGATTTCGTAACATTTGTAAAACCACCTTGCAATTTGTACCGATTCAAGCTACAACTCCTATGTACTCCAAAAGTGTCTCTCGCGGAGGAATTTCAGGTTTTTTAGAGGAATAGGCAATGCACGCGGTTTTAGCGGCTGCAATCGCTAATCCACGTTTCGCAAGGCCATATGGAAGCGATCGGGGAGATAACGGTTTTCAGGAAATTGGTTCGATGGCTTCCGACACGTACATGAGGACAAATTCTTGTCCCGGCGATTATGGCGACGGTTACGGGCCGCAACGAACAATCGCTTCAGGTCGAGCACGAGCAATCGGAACATACGGTCTAAACTAATCAGCTACCAGCCGCCGCGATTATAGGGCTGTACGCGTAAATGTAGCCGAACGCTCTGCGGTGGAGTGTTCGGCGTTGATTTTAAGAATAGGGATGGTCATAGGTTCGAATCCTATACGCAGTAAAAGGGCACATTGTCGCGCCAAGTCGTATTTAAGCAATGTGGATCGTAGCAGCGTTAGCTCAGTCAGGTAGAGCAGTCCCGCTAACATAGTCGAGAGTCGTAGGGTCCGGTGTGGGCTAAATCACCCACTAATGTCGCGTCTGATTAACGCGATTTGCTGGCCTTGAGCCAGCACCGGGATGAACTACGAGAAAGAACGAGGCGTCATTACACGCCTACTCGATTGACGGAAACATGACCGCGACCACTGCACAAGTTGTGTACGTTGTGGCCTTCTAAACTGCCGGTGGCAAATTCGCGTCATTAGGCGCGGGCCTAGCTGTAGGGCATTAACCTGCAAACGCATAGTCTGCAAACGTACAGTCGGCATTTTGTTATTGCGGGGTGGAGCAGCCCGGTAGCTCGTTAGGCTCATAACCTAAAGGCCGTCAGTTCAAATCTGACCCCCGCGACCAAGCTAGACTCAACTCGCTGTTAACGTGCCTCCCACCTGAATGAAAGTTTCGGGGCGATTTGATCGTATGGGTTCAAGACCGTCTTTACTTTTCGCCTTCTTAGCTCAGCGGTAGAGCAGTTGCTTTGTAAGCATCAGGTCGGTGGTTCAAATCCATCAGTCGGCACCAAACTTCGATACCCGTTGTATTCGCCATGCTGAAGAGTGGAGAGAGATTGGCAACGGTTTATAACTCTAGCGCCGCTCCAAACATATAAGCCGTCGATTGTCTATCGCCGCGTCGTTAAGGGAAAATCGTTAGAATACGCGATGCAGGGCATTTTTAGTTGTCTCTTCGCGTTAACTTGCGGCACGCCTGCAGCGTTGTCCGTTAAGGCTATTGAGCGGAGAGCCTTACCCCTCTTGTTCGGGGACAATCTCCACTCATTTTTTTTTTCGAATCACCTGCGCGCCTCCTCCGCGCGGTGATTGCCACCGGGATTTGTGCAATCGGCTTGTGAATACCTCGTGGCTATTGCAGCCATCAAGGTTCACGTTCGCCCGTTGCTGCCCGGTGGCTCAGTTACCAGTCTGCCACGCGATGAAATAGGCAGGCCAGCTACTAAGTGGCAGCACGATTGTTTGTTACCGTGTGACTTAGCGTCGTGTCTTACGACTGCAAATGGTATTTTCGCACGATGCTAAGAAGCATCAACCGTGCAGCTTGCGAGTTGCACGGCAAATTTAAGGGGAAAGCGTGCCAACTGTACGAGTGTTGATTGAGGACGGAGTCGACGCGACAATTTATTTCGAGGACGTGCAAGCCGATCACATTGAACGGACGCTAGCGGTCCGGCTTGTAAATGGTGGAGCGTTCTACGGCGACATTGGTAATGGACGCCGATTGATGATTGAGGAGTCAACATGACACAAGAAAGATTGGCCGTTCTGTTCAACGAATGGCAACGCAGATACATAGCTGATCCTGACGGTTTTACTCGCGAGTTTCAGGATGTCGCAAAATTCATGGCAGAAACAGCGAACGGAAAAACGCCTTCGTATGGCGATGAATGCTCAGCATGGATGGCGAAACTTGATAGTGAGCTACCGCAATGAGTTTGATTGATAGAATTATCAAACGTTTGAAAGAATCATGCGGAAACGATTTCTATTTCTATGTGCCTGCGTAGCTCTCGCGTGTTTCGCCGATCCTAAAAATCAAGGGATTTGGATTGTCTCTTCGCAGATAGTCAGTGTTTTACACCCGGCCGGTGAGTGTGCGTCAGGTAGCAATGCGAAGATCGTTACTGGCGCGGGTAGCTATTGCGTTCGTGAAACCCCGCAAGAAGTTTTGAAGATTCTAGAGAAGGTCAATCGCGCAGCTCCTGAATAGGCTTTGCCTGCAGGATAACCAAAGACAATTACGTACGTGTGTCGGCTGCTGTTTATTTCATTCGTAGAGGAGACGAATTTTGACTGAAGCTGCAGCAACTACACCGCCTAGCGATACGATCGCGTTTAGCAACGTTACTGTTGTGCGCGATCAAGAAGGCAGGCTTTCCGTTTGGGTAGGAAACGAGAAAATGCTTGGCGTCGGAGTCGTTCAAATTAACGACCAATCAATGTCGCTGGCAATTCCTATGAGCCGTATTCGGCTCGCTGAAGACGTTCCTGCAACGCCTGTTGCAACGACTAAGAACGTTATTGAGTTCACGAAGTTTCGCAAGTCGAAGCCTGCGCTTGTGATTGATAATTCAACGCCAACAACTGACGGGGAGTCAGCATGATTAACGGTGGTCTCTCAGAATGCGAAGCGTTCACAAAGCCTCAACCTCACAGCGCAATGCAAGTGCATCCGTCGCCAGTTATGCGAGCCAAGATGCGAGTTTCGCATGTAGAAACATTTCCAAACTCAGATCAGGAAACGCTGACCTTCAATGCAGTCTGTAAATCTGACGGATATCCTGCAGACGGAAGCGACGAAGACAATTCGTATGCTCGTTGGACGCCTTCGGCGGAATTGAAAATAGCTATCGTGAATCCTGCCCTACACGGCAAGTTCAAGAATGGCGACACATTCTATCTGGATTTCACGAGGGCATCGAAGTGAACACACCAACAGTAATTATCGTCGGAGCTGACAAAGGCGGCGTTGGCAAGACGATGGTCTCGCGAACGGTGCTTGATTATCTCAAGGCCAACGCGATTGAACATCGCGCATTCGACACGGAAACACCGAACGGTGTTTTGAAGCGCTTCTATAGCGACAAGACGTCGATTGTAGACCTGTCGGATTCCGAAGGCGTTATGAGCGTGTTTGACACGCTCGGCTCGGCTGTAACACTGATTGATATCCGGGCCGGTGAATTTGCCGATACGCTGGAATTGCTCAAGAACATCGGGTTTATTGATCCTGCGAAATGCAATCTTGTCGTGTTGCATGTTCTCGGAAATACGCAGAACTCAATTGATGAAATCAAGTCGATTGCTTCAACGATTGCGACTTCTCGATACATTGCGATAGGCAACCATATCAACGATAGCAAGTTCGCATTTCCCGCTGATGCTCTCAACATTCCGATGTTGAATGCGCGCGTTTGCGAAGATGTTGATGCGGCGAATACGTCGTTTGCCGAATTCATCAAGACAGCAAAGCCAGTTGCGGCAGGTTATGTGCGTCATTGGTTGTCGTTAGTGTTCGCTCAGTACGATTCAGTTAAGTTGAATGTGCTGTGATGTTGTCTGTTGCTAAAGCATTAGGTGTCGTTGCTGCAATCATTATTGGTGTTATTGCGATCATAGGGTTTGGTGCAATCATCTATGTGTCGTGTTGTGCCAACGCGAACTTCTTTCTGTGAGTAATGCCTAACGATCCATTCTACCACACTGCAACATGGTATAGCATATGCAGTTTGGTTAAGCAGCGATCACATGGTATGTGCGAAGTCGTTGGTTGCAATGAGCGTGGTAAGGTCGTTGACCATATCATATCACGTCGCAATGGTGGTGTTGACAGTGCGGACAACGCGCGTCACCTGTGCAGACGTCATGACAATCAAGTAAAAGAAAAGTCTGATGGTACACGCAAGTCGAATGGCGTGTTCAAGATCGTTGGTTGTGATGTTGATGGATGGCCACTTAGCGCGACTAATTGATGCAAGAACAATATCAAGACAGTGGAGTAAGGCAAAACACGATGCTAGCGTTACTCCTAAGATATGTGCAGAATGTGGTAGTGTGTTTGTTGCTGAGTATGGCACAAAGTTACGTCAGTTTTGTTCATTAGATTGTGGCATCAGAAATCAGCGACGAAGAGATAGACTCAACAAGAAGGCAAGACTAAAGCGCGTTGAGTGTGAGTCATTCAATCCTATTGACGTGCTAGAGCGTGATGGTTGGCGTTGTTATATATGTGGTGTTGATACGCCTCGTGTGTTGCGTGGTACATTCGAACCAAACGCACCTGAGCTTGAACACATCATTGCAATAGCGAATGGTGGATCGCATACGAAAGACAACACGGCGTGTGCATGTAGGCAGTGCAACGGATTGAAGTCTGACAACGATAACGTTCCGCAGATAAAAGTTGCCGCCTAGCGATGGTGTCATTGTTGTTTTACGAGCAACCGGGTAGGGGGGCATCCAATCTCTGGAGTTGATTAACCCCTCGGAACCGTGTGGGACCAACGCACACAAATTCTCAATTCAAAAAATAGGGTCAAAAAAGCTGTTTTCCTGAAATCGGGGGTTGACACGTAGGGCGAGAAGCCCTATCGTCGGTGCATCAGAGGAGCGCGGCAAATGGCAAATCGATTTCAGGTACGTGGCGTCAACGATGACAAGTCATTCTGCGAGTGCTGCGGCAAATCTGGCCTGCAACGTGTTGTTTGGATCGAAGATACCGAGACAGGCGAAGTGAAACACTTCGGAACGTCGTGCGCTGTGCAGCCCGTCAAAAGCTTCGACTGTGTCGCAGATATCAAAGAGGGTATCAAGACAGCCAAACAAAAAGAAAAGCAGGTAGTTGCGACCGCAATGTATCGCTATCGCAAAATACACGGCGGGTTGATGATTAACGGTCGTTGCAAGGATGGATACCCGATTGCCACGGTGGCCGATCGTGCATTGTGGGAACAATGTTTGCGAGAGGCTGCATAATGGCCAACGAAAAGTATTGGAGCTATCAGGCTTCCGAACGAACGCTAACGTTTGGTGAACTACCTGCCGGTGCTTATGCCGGTACAGAAGATGGATGGCACAGCTTATCGCCCGGTATGCGGCGAGAGATTGTACGTTCATTCAACAAGAGACAAGTTTAGGAATCAAAATGCCACGGGCAAGAACCCCGTTGGCCAAAGCGAAAGCTACCGGCCAAGATATCGGAACGAACAAGAGCCGGTTTGAAGATCGCGTTGAGCCTGTGGTTAATGACCCGCTCGGCGAACCTCCCGCATGGTTGAAGAAGAAGGGCGAACGTGAAGCGTGGGAAACGCTTCGCGGCGAATTGCCGTGGTTGAACCACTCGCACCGTACGTACGTTGCGATGGCCTGCAAGACGTTAGGTCGCTTCATTGATGGTGAGGACGTCGGAGTACAGGCAACAGCTCTATTGCGGCAAATGCTAAGTGCGATGGGCGCAACACCGTCCGACGCCTCGAAAGTAAAAATACCTGATGGCGAAGACGAAAACAAAGACCCCAGCAAAAAGTATTTCTAACGACAACCAGCCCGACCCGGTAACGAAATGGGCGAATGATGTAGCCAACGGTAGGGTAGTTGCCGGGCCGCACATTCGCAATGCTTGCAAGCGCCATATCCAAGATATCGAGCACGGCCACGAGCGCGGACTCCGATGGGATTTGGACGCGGCGCTGAAGGCAATCAATTTCTTTCCCGATGTGTTGAGACTTAACGGCGGCCAGTTCGAAGGCAAGCCGTTTCATCTGCACCCGTCGCAGGCGTTCAAGACAGGTTCGTTGTTCGGATGGAAGCGGGCGGACGGCACACGGCGCTTCAGGCGTG